TCGCGCGCACGTTCACGCCCGGCCTCGATGTGTTCGTCGACGTGGGCCCGGCATTCAACAGCCGCAAGGATTCGACCGTCAACGCAATTGCGAAGATCCTGCCGGGCATCACCGATCCGCAGATGCAACAACTGATGGTCGCGACGCTGGTTCGCAATCTGGACGGCGAAGGCATGGAAGATCTGTCCAAGTTCGCGCGCATGCAGCTCGTCAAGGCTGGCGTCGTGAAGCCGAACGACGAAGAGGCCGAGGAACTGCAAGCCGAGCAGCAAGCAGCCGCCAACGCACCGCCAGACGCTCAGACGGTCGCGCTGCTGGCTCAGGCGCGCAAGGATGCAGCGAGCGCCACGCAAAGCGAGGCATCGGCTGTGCAGGCGCTGTCGACGGCCGAACTCAACCAGGCGAAAGCGGCGGAATCGATCTCGAACACGAACGCGAGCCAGTTGTCGACGATCATGGCAATGCTGCAAGGCATCCAAGATCGCGTCAACCAGCAGGCCGGCGCCGTGAATCAGGATCAGCCGCAAAGCCCGATGGATGGCAAGGTCAATCAGGCGATCTCGACTGGTGTAGCGGCGCCGTCACCGGGCATCAACGCTCTGCACGGTACGCAGCAGGTCGATCCGACTGCGCAGGCGCTGACCGCTGGCAATGCGCCGGCAGCCGCTCAGGCGCCGGTTCACGTCTCTAACCGTCCGGCGGTCGGCCATTGAGCGAGATTTCCCTTCCTGAATGGGCCGAATGCCTATTGAGCCAAGGCCCGCGCTATACCATTTTTCATGGTGGGCGTGGGTCTGGGAAGTCTATGGCATGCGCGACGTCGCTTGTGATTCGGGCGACGGCCGAGCCCCTGCGTATTCTCTGCTTCCGTGAAATTCAGGAGTCGATCGACGAATCGGTGAAGGCGATCATTGAGAAGCGGATCAAAGACTGCGGGCTCGAGGGATTCTTTACGATCACCAAGAAGGAAATTGTCGGTCAAAATGGAAGCAAGTTCATTTTCCGTGGCCTGAGTGACGAGACAGCAACGTCGATCAAGTCTCTGGATGACATCGACATCGCGTGGGGCGAAGAAGCGCAGGCGATCTCGAAAGAGTCGCTAGACCTTTTTCTCCCGACAATCCGGAAAGATACGTCTGAGATCTGGTTTAGCATGAATCCAGAGTTGGACACGGACCCGGTATATACGACATTCATTGAGAAGCGGCCGCCAAACGCCCGCATCATCAACGTCAATTGGGACAAAAATCCTTTCTGGAATGCGGCTCTCGAGGCGGAGCGCCTTCGGTCAAAGGCTGATGATCCGGACGACTACGACCATATTTGGGAGGGCATTCCGAAGTCGGCCGTCTCTGGCGCGATCTATCGCAAGGAAATGCACGACCTAGTAACAGGGAACCGCATTCGCCCGATGGCGGCCGATCCGGTCCTGAGCATTCATGCCGTGTTCGACTTGGGCATCAACGATATGACGTCGATCACGATAGCTCAGGCGGACATTAGCGGCCTGCGCGTGCTCGCCTTCCACGAGGACAACAACAACGATCTGAAAGCGTACAGCGACTGGCTGAAGGATAACGGCTGGAAAGACGCGATCATCTGGTTCCCGCACGACGGCGGGGCGCGTTCGATTCAGACCAACCTGACATCAAACGCGATGATGGAATCGTATGGCTGGCAGGTTCAAACTGTGCCGTCAGTTCCCGTAGAGACTGGCATCAAAACGGCTCGTGCTGCACTGAAGAACGCTTTTGTTTCTGACGACTGCGGCGAACTGCTCGAGCACCTTCGGCGTTACTCTCGAGCTAAATCGGGCCATCCGAAGCACGATGAACACTCACACGCGGCAGATAGCTTCCGTTACACCTGCGTCGCCATGAGCCACTTTAAGGCAGTGTCCGAGGTAAGGAAGAAGCAGGCAGATATTGCGTCGCGCGTTCGCATCATCCCTACCGTCAACCACTGGAACAAGGTCTAGACGCGCAGATCAATGACCATCGAAAGGCGGTCGATCGACGACTCGTTGCGCACCTCGTGCATCAGATCGTTGCGAAAGTGAAACAGCCGGCCGGTGAGCATCTGCATCGTTTCGTCTCCGCTCGTGATGATGGCGCCTGGCTGGCCTTGAATCACCAGATGGAAGCGCTTCCAGTATGCCGTGTGCGCCGGCGTGTCGACGTGAGCATAGATCCGACCGCCCGGTCGAACGCGGTTGATCATCACGCGGCCAATGCGCGTCGCCTGCGTGAAGCGCGCCAGATCGAACACGAAGCCATGCGCCTGCGTCAGTTTTGACCATGCCGGATAGGCGATCGACTCGTGCTGATCGTATCCCGGCAACTTGTTCTGCTTGTACAACTCGATCTCTTCGTCGCTCATGCCGGTCTGAATCTCCGGGAAGCGCAGCATGATCGAATCCGTATCGCCGAACGGCCCCTGCGGATAGTTGCGCAGGAAGGTATCGGCCGTCCACAGATCAGGGTCCATCGAGATAGCGAGCGACAGGGCGCTCACGTCCATGCCGTCTTTGATGATGTGAAAATTGCGCATCAGTGCAGTTCCGCCTCGTTACTGTCTTTGTAGTAATCAACTGTCGTTATTTCTTCGCCGTAATAGCCGCCGTACCATGCGACCGCATCCGGGGGCAGCTTTTGCAACTCAACAATCAATTCAGCGACTGTCATATCAGAAAAGTAGGGTGAGGGATGCAATTGCGACGATGGCGACCAACCACCAGAACGCCGCCTTGAGCACGTCGCGGCCATTGCGCCGGATGTCGTCAGCCAGCGTGAACGGGAACAGGATCACATGCCCGATTCCGTCCATGACAGAGTGGCGGATCAGGTAAAGCACACGGAGCGCGGCGAGCGAGAACAGCGCGATCATTACGTAAGCGGTCATTTTTGCTTCCTCTCTTTGGCTTCTTCGTCGTCGAGAAACCGCAGGATCGCCCGACGAACGAGATCCGCGACGTGTAGATCGTGCCGCTCGGCGAATTCCTTCAGCCGTCGCAGCAAGGGTTCCGGTAGGAAAAGGCTAGTGCGCTTCATGGTGTGCATGATAGGCATACATCCTACGCATTGCAAGAGTTGTCTGTTGTATACTCGGCGAATCGTATTTTTCCACCTAGGGGTGAGCGCATGAACGAAGAAATCGAAACGCAGCAAACCGAAATCGAGCAGGAACAGCCTGAAGAAATCGTCGCGCCAACTTTGTTCGACGACGAAGATCAGGAGTCCGAAGTCCAAGAACCCGCTGAAGGTGCCGAGCAACCCGAAGGTGAATCCCCGTCGCTGAAGGGTCAGCCGGCGCCTAAGTGGGTTTCCGAGCTGCGCAAGAGCCATAAGGAGATCATGCGCGAGAAGCGTGAGCTGCAGCGCGAGCTCGAAGAAATCCGCTCGAAGCTGCCGAAGCAGGAAGAAACGCTTGGGCCGAAGCCGACCTTGGATCAGTTCGACTACGACGAGAATCAGTTTTCCGAAGCGTACGATCGATGGATGGAGCGGAAAGCCGTTCAGGAGCGTAAAGATCAGCAGCAGCTGGACGCGGTCAAAAGGGAGCAGGAAGAGGTCGAGAACTTCAAGAAGTCCTACGCCGCCCGCAAGAAAGCGCTCGGTGTCGACGACTTCGAGGAAGCCGAGTCTGAAGTCGGCTCGATCCTGAACCAGACGCAGGCCGGCCTGCTGATGCGCGGCGCGGACGATCCCGCCGTGCTCGTCTATGCGCTGTCGAAATCCCCCGCGCGGTTGATCGAACTGTCGAAGATCGCCGATCCGGTCAAGTTCACCGTTGCTATCGCCAAATTGGAGCTCTCATTGGCTACGAAGAAAACTACCCGGCCGGCGCCGGAAGCGCGCGTCACGGCAGAGCGGGGCACTAGCGGCTTCAGTGCATCGAGCTCGCAACTGGAAAAGCTGCGCGAGGAAGCGGCGCGCACTGGCGACTATAGTAAGGTGGCCGCCTACAAGCGTCAGCTTGCGCAGAAATGATCCAGTAGTTGCTTCATATTACGCAAAGTAGTAAGATGCACAAAAGCTAAATTTCGCCTGCGTGAGACATTCCGCGCAGGCGAAGTAAGCGAGTCTCAACGTATCTCAGCCCCCATCGGCGCCTTGGGCGTTAGTCCTAGCTGGATGCGAAATCTTGTGGCGATCCCGCCATTCTTTTTCGTCTTGTTATTTAGGATTACACATCATGGCTCAGCCGCCCGTCGCTCCCTTCCTTTCGACCGCGAACGCGTTCTCGAAAGAAGAACGCATTGCGTTCGAAAACCTGCTCGAAGGCTTCAATGACCAATTGGTCATGTCGAAAGCCGTCACCGTGTTCAACAACGACCAGACTGCAATGGCTCGCCAAGGCGACGTCATCCGCCGTCCGATGCCCTACATCGCGCGTTCGTTCTCGGGCCTCGACCAGACCGCAAACTTCGTCGGCAAGACGCAGCTCACGATCCCGGCCGCAATCGACACGATCCGTTCGTCGCCGTGGCTGATGGACGCAACCGAACTGCGCGACGCGCTGCAAGAGAACCGTCTCGGCGCCGCTGCAAAGCAAAAGATCGCGTCAGACATCAACGTCGACGTGGTCAACGCCGTCTCGACCCTCGGCTCGCTCGTCGTGAAGCGTACCGTCGCTGCTACCGGCTTCGACGATCTGGCGCAGGCTGATTCGCTGATGAACGAAAGCGGCATCGACTACGACGGCCGTTACTCGGTGTTCGGTTCGCGTGACTACAACGCAATGGCCGGCAACCTGGCATCGCGCGCGTATCTGGTCGAAGGCCAGAAGGCAGCGAACGCCTACGAAATGGCAACGGTCGGCCGCCAAGTGGCAGGCTTCGAGCGCGTGCTGAAGGCTGACTACCTCGCGCGTCTGACGGCTGCTGCTGGCGTCACGGTCACGGTCAACGGTGCGAACCAGTTCACCACGCCGAAGGCTCTCAGCGCATCGCCGAGCGGCCCGCTTCAGTCGAACGTCGACAACCGTCTGCAAGCACTGGCGATCACCGTCACGTCCGGCACGGTCAAGGTCGGCGACGCATTCACCATCGCTGGCGTGAACAACGTCCACCCGATCACGAAGATCGATACGGGACAGCTCAAGACGTTCCGCGTCGTCGGCATCGTTTCGGGTGCAGGCGGTACGGGTACGGTCACGATTGCTCCGGCGATCATCAGTGGCCAAGGCGCAACCGACGCAGAACTCGCGTACAAGAACTGCACCGCAACGCCGGCATCGGGCGCAGCGATCACCTGGCTCAACACCGTTTCGACGGGCGTGAACTGCTTCTGGAAGAAAGAAGCGGTCGAAATCCTGCCGGGTCGCCTCGCAGTGCCGTCCGACCAAGGTCTTTCGGTGATGCGCGGATCGACGGATCAAGGCATCGAAATCATCATGTCGAAGCAGGCCAGCATCAACAACTACCAGTCTCGCTATCGTGTCGACGCGTTCTACGGCGTAAGTGTCACGAACCCGGAAATGGCTGGAATTATTTTGTTCAATCAGGTCTGATTGCGCAATTTAATTCAAACGTGCGTCCACGTCTTGCCATCCAGTATGTCGTACACGGTTCTTCGGTGCACGCCGTACTGTTTGGCAAGGCGGTTCCCGTTTGTGCCTGATTGGGCGGCTGCCTTGATCTCTCTGACTTGCGCCTCGGTAAGCTTCGCAACTTTGCCGCGTCCCTCGCCACGTTTGATTACCTGCCGCCCCTTGTCGATCATGTCCTGAGTGTTCTCTTTTGGCGACCCGAGGAACAAATGATGTGGGTTCACGCAAAGACCGTTATCGCATTCATGAAGCACCCACAGGTCGCCTATCGGGCCTTTGTGCAGGATGTACGACGCTTTGTGTGCGCCCATAACTTTCCCGTCAAGCATGAAGGTATTCGCTCGGCCATCTGGGCGCGGCCTCTTCCAATGCCAGCATCCAGTCGGCATGACTTCGTACTTTGCCTGAAATTTCTCCAAAGGCGTTTGTTCGTAGACGCTCTTTTCAGTAAGGGACTGGCCTTTTTTAGTCCGCTGATAGTGCGCCTCACAGAGCCCCTTTGCGTAGTGACTACGGGCACAGCCCTCAATCGTGCAATTTCTCATTTTTCGTTAGATGTGCGAATTGGGAAACTGTATGGTAATGCGCTTCAACGAGGAATGCAATAGCCATGTCCGCTACCAGCGAGGCGCGCGCGCTTCCGTTTTTCACCGATTTATACGGGCAGCCGCTTGAATCGGGCTTTATCTATATCGGGCAGCCAGGGCTTGACCCCGTTGCCTACCCGTCTGCTGTCACGTCCGACATCGCGGGATCTGTCGTCGTCTCTCAGCCGATCAGAACGACGCATGGTCATGCTGCGGCGGCTGGCTCGCTGATTCATCTGTATGTCCAAATTCCCTACTCGATCACGATCTTGGATGGTGCCGGTCGGCTCGTCTACGCATCTCTGAACGAGACTGATCCGGTCGCGCTCGCGGTTGGTTCGTCGAGTGTGCAAAGTGCGGGCGATCTGGCGACTCTGCGCGCTCGCTCTGGCTCGTCCACCAATCAGGTGTGGGTCGATGGATTCGGCATGTATGTCTACGCGCCGACCGACAATACATCACCTGAAAGCATTCCATTCGTCATCGTGGGTAACGACGGCGCACGCTATCACCTGAGTGCGTTCGACGGGAATATCGGCTTTGCCCGCATTTCTGGCGTGGCGCCTCCGCCGACGACTCAGGGCGTGTGGTTGAGCTGGAACGATGATGCGAGCGGCAATGCGTTCCTGACCAACAACCGCGGCAGCGGCAGCGGCGGCTTCGTCTTGCGCACTGTCACGGCAGACGGTGGAACGACGCTTGGCAACGTGGTTGTGTCGAGTTCCGGCAATGTGTCAGCGGACGGCAGCATTACTGCAACGGGCAACGTCATTGCCAAGGGCGGCACTGTCGCGCTCAATGCTGACTCGTCCCGCAATCTGAACTGGAACGGGACGACGTATGTGCTGCCTGGCGCCGCGCTTTCAATCAACGGCTCAAACGCTATAACGCAGGCAACTCTTCTCGCGAATCAGTTGGCGATGGGTATCGGCTCTGTCGCTCTTGGGAATATCAGTGGGCCAACCCCGGCGCAGCCTGGCACTTGGTCTGGAACGCTGACGGCGCAGGGCGGTGTTGGATTATGGGTGAGAACGGCGTAATGGAATATACAACGATCGCCAATCCGAAATGGATTGATACAGAGCACACGATGATCACCATCGACATCATATTCCCGTCGATCAGTGCGTCGCCGGTCAAGTTCAACGCATCTCCAAAGGATGTGATGCCCTATGGCAGAGACATTTATGCTGCCTTGATCGCAGGCCAATATGGCCCAATCGCAGAGGCCACAGTATAACCATGACCACGATAAATGATCTTTGTGTCACAAGCTCAGTAAATTCCGATGACAAACTGCCAATCTGGCAGAACGCAAACGGTGTCACGCGCGGGCTTCCGATTTCTGTCCTAGACGGCCGGTATCTGTCAAAGGACGACATTGCCGCACTCGCTGCGAGCGCAACGGTAGAAACTTTCGTCGCCGGGACTGATTTCACGCCCGGTACGACGCTCGCGCTGACGCTGGCGAATCAGTATTACTCTGAGGCAAACATCGAGGTGTTTTTCGATGCGTCGTTTCAGGGACCGGACCAATATAACCTGATCGGCTTCGGTCTGTCTTTCATTTCTCCTATTCCCGTAGGAGTGCAGAACGTCTACGTTCGCGGCGGTGCTGTCCGCCAGATCGGAACGCCTTCTGACGGCACGGTAACTGACGCAAAGATTGCTGCTGGCTCGAAGATTTACAACCGGATCAACGACCGGGTGTGCGTGACGGATTTCGGCGCCAATCAGACTCTCGACGCGTCGGCGGCCTTCATTCAGGCGGCGCAAGTGTGCCACGCAAAAGGCGGCGGCACGGTGTTTATCCCGGCCGGCACTTGGCATATCTCGACGACCATCCCGTCATATCCGAATGTTGAGTTTCTTGGTGACGGCGAGTTCTCGACGGTCCTGGTCCCGACCAGCGGGAATATGACGCTTTTCTCGTGCGTCAACGCAGTTATCACGCAGACCTATAACGCTTTCCGCAACTTCACGATCCATCCGTCTGCCTCGGGCGTAACCGGAATCAAGCTCGTTCTTTGTAAGTATGCGGCAATCGAAAACATTACGTTCCTTGGTTGCCTGAATAACTTCTACATTGACCGCGGCTATTTCTTCACGCTTGCCAATCTCACATCAACAAGTCTCGACAGCGGGCTCGCTGCCGGGAGTGGTGTGCTGACTAGCACGGTCGATACAGACTACGTTTTCCACGCGACGATCTCCAACTACAAGCTGGTGAGCCAAGGGCTCGGGGCGCCGAATACTGGCCTCCTGTTGCGCCGCGCAATCGATACGAATATTACCGATCTGCATGCGTATGGCGTCTCGCCTAACTGCACGGTAATTGTGCTTGAAAACGACTGCCAAGCCGTGAAGATGAAAGGGCTGAATATCGACGGTTGCGGATCTGGCGTGTTGCTTCAGCAGGGGGCGGGAGTGTCGGTGTTCCCGAGTTTCACCAGCATTGCGAACAGCCATATCGACCAGCCTGTCGGCTACGGAATCAACATCAACGGGGCAACGCGGACGACGATCCAAGACGTCATGTTCACGCCGACCGGCGCGCATGTGGATGCCGTTCCTATCAGCCTGTCCAATGATACGTGGACGATCGTAACTGGCTGCCAGCTTTCCGGCTTCTCGGCTGCGCCCGCGGTTCAGCTTTCATCCTCTCGTCTCGCGCGGATCGTTAATAACACGATCGCGGATTGCAGCATCGGCGTTGGGTTTAGCGGGACGCCTACGGGTGTCGCCGTTGATAACACCTACGACAACGTCCCCAATCCGATCGCCGGCTCACCTGCTGGCATTGGCAACCGCATCAAGCCAAATCAGTTCGGCCTTACACCGACCGTCGGATTTATCCCGCCATCGCCGACCTTGCCTGGCTCTGGCGTGACGTACACGAACAACACCGCCTTTACATGCCGCGTAAATGTGATGGGCGGAACGTTCACAGGCGTTTCTGTGAACGGCGTTGCAGTCGGTGTAGCAAACAACAATTGGACAGGCGACATACAGCCCGACGAAACAATTTTGATCACGTACAGCGTGGCGCCGAATTGGTTTTGGATCGGGAAATAGACCATCAATTAAAAGACTCGGGGAATACCAATGAATGACTTAGCAGCAAGTGCGGCGAAAGCCGCTCCACCGCTCTCTGCAACTGTGGCAACGCTGCTCGGTTATGGACTTCAGGACTGGCTCGTTGTGATCACGATCCTTTACACCATCCTGCAAACGATCTTCTTGATTCGCGAAAAGGTGTTCAAGAAATGAACGACGAAAACCTGCGCAAGCTGATTGCCGAGCTGCGCCGCGACGAGGGCGTTCGATACTCTGTCTATAAAGACACGAAGGGTATCGATACGGTCGGCGTCGGCCATAACCTGCAGGCGAAGCCGCTGCCGAATGGCTGGAAATTTCCGCTCAACGATACGCAGGTCGACTCGCTGCTCGATGACGATCTTGAGGACGTCTTTCACGATCTTGACCGCAACCTGCCGTGGTGGACAGATCTGAACGACGTGCGGCAACGCGTGTTGGCAAACATGGCGTTCAACCTCGGCATCACGAAGCTGCTCGGATTCAAGAACACGCTGGTATTCATGCGCCAGGGCAAGTACGACGCTGCGGCTGACGGCATGCTTAATAGCGCGTGGGCCGGGCAAGTGAAGGGCAGGGCAATCCGTCTTGCCGACATGATGCGCAAAGGGGTGTGACATGGGATTGCTCGACATCACCGGCATAAGTTCGGTACTCGACTTCGGATCGAAAATTATCGACCGGGTTTGGCCCGATCCGCAGCAGGCAGCCGCGGCAAAACTTGAACTGTTCAAGGCGCAGCAGGCGGGCGAGTTCAAGGAAATGGATCAGGCCTTCGAGATCGCGAAGGCGCAGATCGGCGTGAATCAGGTCGAGGCGGGCAACAACGCCGTGTTCGTCTCTGGCTGGCGCCCGGCGATCGGTTGGGTGTGCGCCGCGGCGCTGGCCTATCAATACCTTATGCGCCCGATCGTAAGTTGGGGCGTGCTGGCCTTCGGTCACGAGTTGCCGGCGATGCCGGGGCTCGATGAAAACCTGTGGCAACTGATGATGGGTATGCTCGGGCTCGGCGGCTTAAGAACGTTCGAGCGCGTAAAGGGTGTTATCGCACCACAGAAGTAGCGCGCTTAATTTCACCGTAATTTAAGGGGCTTCGAAGTGAAAAAGATTCTCGGCTGCGCACTCGCGCTTTTCTGCTCGCTGTCGCTCGGCGCTACGCTTACCCCGATCCAGTTGCTCAACCCGGCAGGATCGACGGCGGGGCAAGTTATCTCGTCCACAGGCGCGACGACGCCGCCGATATGGAGCGGCGTGACATTGAGCGCGGTAACGGGAACCTTGCCGATAGCGAATGGTGGTACAGGCTCGACATCCGCGAGCGCAGCGCGCACGGCGCTCGGCTTGGGCACTGCTGCTACGGTCAATACCGGGACAAGCGGGGCGACGATTCCGCTACTGAATGGCGCGAACACCTGGGCAGCGGCGCAGACGTTCTCTGTTCGCCCCACCTTCAACGGCGCCACGCCGTATGACACTGGCAATCTGACGATCGCCAACTATGCGCCGCTCGCATCTCCGGCCTTTACCGGGACGGCGACATTCTCTACGCGACCCAGCTTCAACAGCGCGACACCTTGGGATAGCGCGAACTTAGCATCGCCGGCAGCGACAACAGGCAACCTTTCGCAGTTCGCCTCTACGACGAGCGCGCAGCTCGCAACGTTGCTTAGTGATGAAACCGGCTCCGGATCGGCCGTATTCTCACTGACGCCAACGATAACGGCGCCCAACATTGTCGGCACGATCTCAGGCGGCAATGCGGCGGCTGGCAGCGTCGGCGAATACGTCACGGCAACGCAGGGCACGCCGGTCAGCATGACGAGCTCGACATCGGCGAACATTATCAGTATCAGCTTAACCGCGGGCGATTGGGATGTCTCTGGCGTGTTTCGCGCCAATCCGGCCGGCACGACGGTTATTCAGATTCAGGGCGGCAGCATCAGCACGACATCAGCCACGTTCGGCGCGCTCGGAACAGCGACGATTCTCAACTCGACGAACCCTGCTGGAAACGGGTCGACGGCGGTAACGCCGACTGTTCGCATCAGTGTTAGCTCGACCACAACGGTCTACCTGGTCGGCGTTATCTACTTCACGACCAGCACGGCCACGATGGACGGCATGATTCGCGCGCGACGCGTTCGCTAACCGTCATCCGATGGGCGCTGCCTTGAGAAGGAGCGCCCATGATGCGATCAAAGCGATAAATCCGACAGCCACAAGCGACAGCATGAGAGTCCAAAAAAGTCGGCTCATAAATTCCTCGGTTGACATAATGAACTTTATCAAAACTGTGGATAAGTGAACGAATCACTGATCGCTTGCGTTCACCGCAATGAACGCAATTCAAGCCCTGCGTTCACGGTGGTGAACGTAAAGTTGGGTTTGCGTTCACCGGGATGAACATAACAATATAAATATCTATGTTAACAATATGCCCTGACCGCCGTTCTGAAATTGTGGAAAACTCATCAGGTCGCCATCGGGCACGTCTGATGCCTTGATGGCGGCTCGCAGAACGCCGCTCTCCGAATCCCATACAAAGCCGTCGCCAGGAATAATCTCGCAGTCGGCGAAGGCTTCCGGTCGAGTCCGCTCACCTTGGATCGCCGCGGCCACGCCTTCAATTGTCTTGCGGAGCGTCGCAGGCACGTAATCAATCACGATGGTGCAAAGCACGCGATCCCCCATTCGCACATCCATTCGCTCTCGGGCGATATACGTGCTGCCGCGGCTACGATTCCCCTTCGTAACGATCCGTAGAAGGTGCGACGTCTGCAATACCTCTACGGCCTTGTGAACGGCTCCCAGGCTCAGGCCGGTCATTTCCCCTATTCTGCGCATCCCCGGCCATGCCTCGCCAGTATTGAAGTCTGCGTGAGCCTTGATCGACTGCCAAACGGCAAATGCGTTCGGGCCAATGGCCGCAACTATGCCCGATTCGAACAAATCACGTTGCATGGTCTGGAAGGTGGTATCGATCTTGCTCTGCATCACTCGCTGCCCCGCTTACGCCGCGCGAGCTCGCGCCGGGCGCCTTCGACCAGCAAGTCTGACATCGGCGTGTCCGTCAATTTCATAAACGCGCGCAATTCTTCATACAAGCTTTTCGGCATGTTCACCGCCATGCGTTGCGTCGAGTCACGCTCTCGAAATGTCGGCTGCGCTTCATTGTCGGGCTTTGCTGTCTGGCCGATGAAAGCATCAACGGCGCTTCTGTTGAGTGGTGGATTAGCCATTTAGAACCCCCGCCATCAACGTTCCGAATTCATCATTCGCTTTCCCATCCCGGTATTCGGCCGGCAGTTCCATAACCGACAGTCCTAGTTTCGCGCCCTTCCGGTATGCCGCGCGGTCAACGATCGTCGGGCCCAGTTCGAAGTCGCCCATTTCCTTGATTACTTCGATTGACTCGTCGAGTTCTGCCTTGATGTAGTGCGGAACGGCGTTCACGAATGCGATAGCGCGCACAGGTGCCGTTACTGTCGCCCTTCTCTGCCTGACTATGTGCGCGGTCTGCGCGAGGCTCCATGCGTCGAATTGACCTATTCGCAGCGGAATCAGGATGACGTCGGCCAGGGTCATCGCTACGCGCGTTTCCATATCAAGATTCGGCGGGCAGTCGATGACGATGTGATCGAAGTTCGGCGCGTCCGCGGTAACTGCGTGGCCGTAATTCTGGTCTACCCTCACCACACTTAGGTTCTGCTGCACTTCTGCATCGATGCGCAACTGCCCCCACTGGTACGCGCTGGACTGGTACGGATTGGCGTCATATAGGCGCACCGATCCGCCTTGCATGGCAAGCGTGCCCGCGACATTGGTTGCGGTCATTGTCTTGCCGACGCCACCCTTCTGCATCACAACCGCGATAATGGTCATGTTCCCTCCCCTGTTGTTGTGCGCAAAGACTATTCCATAGTTGCGCAAACATCAATAGGGAGAGTGACGCACATGTATGCGCGTGTGCGCACACGTATGCGTCACGCAGCGCGCTTCAGCCCAAACCTCTCTGTCGCCTTGCCTTTGCGAATCTGCACAGCCTTACCCGCGTTGAGACGCTTGGTGTATTCGGCGCACGCGCGCACATACTGGCGCCGGCTCACTGTCGCGACCAGTTGCTCGAATACATGAATCCCCCCATTCATCGCTTTCAGTTCCTCGCCGGTCAGGACGAAGTTACCGCGCGCCTGGAACCGCTCGCAGACGTCTATCATGGCGTTCTGCGTGTCGTAGAGCGCCTTCAGGCCGATCTCGCGATTGCCTGCCGACTCACACAGAACGATCGCAATGTTCATCGCGATAACGATCACGTCCCATTCGTTCTTCGTTCCCTCGCCGCGCGAGAGGGAGAGGGCGGCCATGTGAGCCGACGTCAGCACTTCCAGCCGTTCTTCGCCCTGCATCGGCGCGTCTGCGTCATACAAATACATGACGTGGTTCTTCGGCTCGATTAACTTGCGCGGCTTGCGCGGTTTCTTATTGCTCGGCATCTTTCTGTTCCGTTGCGGGAATGGGGGTGGCGTAGACGATGCGCACTTCAAAGCACATCGGGTATTTCGCCATGTGGTCGTACCCGTCTTTGCTCTGGTCGGTCCAGGTCACTGAATTGATGGACCGAGCCTGATAGATCAGCTGCGCCTCCTGCCCGATCACAGTGCGGCGTGCCAGTTCTTGCAACTGCCGGATTTCCTCCAGAGCGGCTCGAACAGTCGGATGCTCGTGATCCAGATAGGCGAATGCTGCTTTGATAACTTCGCTCACGGCTTCTCCTTGTTCGCGGCTAGGATTGCGTCCACCTGAGCGTCGAGTTCTTCAGGCGTCGGATTGTCGATGCCCCACAAGTAGGCACGCTGCCTCACTTCCCGATACCGCGCCGCATCCTTTTCGGCGTCCGCACGCTCAGGCGTAGGGGCGGCGAATTTGATAAACGCGTTCAAAATCACTTCCTGTTCGCGGTCGCTCATCAGAAACCCTGATTCACGCTTTAGGTCTCGCATTAGATCGCGAACAAATGAACGTGCTCTATCCTTTGCGGGCGCTACCGGCTGCGCCTCACGCAGTGCGCACTCGGCTTGCGTGGCGGTGTCCATAATGCGGTCGTAAAACACAAACACGTCACGGTTGCACTCGAACCATACCTGCATCAGATTTTGGCCTTTGTGCTCGATCACATCGCTGTCCGGCTGCGCCTCACGCGGTGCGCACTCGGCTTGCGGGGCTGTGATTCGACCGAGTGGTGTGATAGTGTCGCCGTCGTATTCCGAAGCCATCAATTGTTCCTTTGATGGCGCCTCCGTCCACGCGCACCGGATCATTCCGCGTTTCGATGTGACTAGCCACGCCACCGCCTCACCCTTGCCGCCATCGGCTCGGGCTGACAGTGCGGCTTGCCACAGTTCCCACTCGATGTCGAAGTGCGTCGCATGCGCAAATTTCGCCGCGATAGTACGGCGCGCCGCCTCGAAGCGCTCCCGCTCAGCATCGTCTGCCGCGCGTTTTTCGTCCTTCACGAACCGTCCGCCAGCGATAGCCGCTGCATGTTCAGCGCGGCACTCGGGCGAATGGTTCGAGTCCGTAGCACCGCAGTTCATGCCGGTGCAGCGAGGTAATAAAAAATGGTCATTGGTGTGCATTTTCGGTTCCTTCCGGTTGGTTGTTGTTTTGTTGCCCGGCGAACCGGGCGCGATCTTTAAATTGCTTGCGTTGCAATGCTGAGAGCGGATTGTTCGTCTTGTGCGGCGATCTTCAGGTAGCCGACGTGGCATTCACCAAGCGAACTGCGATAGAACTTGCAGACCAGATACACGCCGTTGTCATTGCTGATCGTCTTGAATTGGTATTCGCGCATTTCGCTCTCCGTTTGTGAAGTGATCCTGCTATGGGAGTAATACTACATCCACAGTATCACTTACGCAAGCGGAAAATGACTATCTGCGCACGGTCATGCATAACTCTTGATGGCGCTTGTTCGTCGCCTCGTATCCGATCAGGTCCGCTTGCATCCATGCGGGCGTCTCGCCGCGCGTCGTCTTGCGGTCGATGGCTTCCCGTAACGCCTCACCTTCGAGCAGGGTATAGCGCACGCGCGAATCGTTCTTCGTGCGCGTCTCGCGCCACACGATGCCGCGATCGACGAGAGAGTGCAGGGTATCGCGCACGGAAGCGCGCGGACGATCGGCGAGGAGCGCCATCACCTGGTCTTGCGTATATTCGACGTTCTCTTCCATCGCAGCGATCAGCTCGTCATGCGATACGGTTTCAGGCTGGCGGTTGGCGACGAAGGCAATGTTTTTCATGCTGTTTCCATCTTGCGAGCGCGAACCGGCGCCCAGGTTTCATATGCTCGATCCCACACCGCGAACTTTTCTTCACGCGGCGCAGATCCTTGATCTAGCCAGGTGTGGCACCAGTAGCAGCCGGGCACCGTGTAGACGTGCTCAGCCTTCTTGGCGCCGCCTTTGCCGTGCTTGCTCTGGTTGCTGTGGCAGGGGACAACGATGTCAGTAGAGGCTTCGCCGAGGCATATCTCCCGCAGGTAGCACGCCTCGCCGCGGCAGGCCGCCAGATACTTCGAGCCCTCGGCGACCGTCGGCTTCTTGGCTCGTCGGCGCAGTGCCGTCTTGCGATCGGCCAGCGCAAACGGCTTGGGCTCCGGGCGCTTGAACCCGGTTCGCTTCATCGGGGCAGAGCGCTTCATCGCGCTGCCCATAACAGTTGCGAGAACGGTGTGAGCGTGCCGCGCTCTGCTGCGCCGCGCGCAGCGACGAGGCCCCGGTATTTCGCTCGGTAACGCTTCGATTCGATGGCGACGCTGCGCTCAGGCATAGGGGCGTCCTTCTTTTTGCCGAGCGCGTAGACGGCGGCCCAATCGCCGCCAACGAGGCGCCCGGTGCAGCGATGCCAGTCAGCGATATAGACGATCTTCTGCTTGTGCGCTGCGACCAGATGACGGCGCGCGGTGTTGCGATCGATGCCGAGCGCCTCGCCAGCTTGGCGGCACGAAAATTCGCCAGTCTTGAGCAAGTCCAGCACCATCGGAAAATAACTCGTGCTTCTCATGCTGCCAACTCCTCGTAGCCTGGCGGGGCACTCATGGGAATGCCGTTGATGGTCAGATATGCCGTCACGTACTCGATCAGGCTGTTCATGCGTCGGACGCCCATTTGCGCGCTCGATTCGCGCAAATTTGTCCACTCTCCTTCAAGCCCGGGCACCATATCCGTACCTATTCCGGTTGCTACGGCATGGCCGCTTATAAAAAGCGTTTTCCATTGGGTGGCAGAAAGTTTCCGGCCGTGAAATGTCGCGTGCTTAGCTGCGTCGCTGAAAAGCGCATGAAGCAATGCGTTCTGGCGAATCGTCCTGGTGGGCTCTTGGAGCACGAGGACATGGCCGTCCGGCCGGCTGTGTACGGCGTCGGCTGCCATGCGGCGGTTGCTTCGATTGAGGAAGATCGTGGTCTTATCCATCACGCATTCCCCGTCGTGACAGCGATCGCCTTCTCGATTGACTCAACGACATGGATTTCGCCTGACCATGCCGCGTGGAATTTCTCTTGTGCTTCGGTCAGCCGGCGCTCGCTGGGCGGCTTATTGCCGTCCTTGATTTCGAGAAGAAACGTCCGGCCGCCGTATTCGACGACGAGGTCAGGGAACCCCTGTCCGACCGTATGCGTCGGGACGACTTTGGCGCCGATCTTGCGTAACGCCGTGACGATTTCTGGCTGGTTACGGTCGGCTCTGGCTGCGTATTTCATGCTTTCTTTTCTGACCTCATATAGGCCCACAATTCCGCTTTCGCGCGCTCGGCGCACTCGTCGCCAGCCTTGCCTCTCACTCGCTCGACGATCGTCCTAGCGGCCCCGTATTCGCCGCGGCGCCCGTCGCGCACTGCCTGCATGAAGTCGCGCAGGCATTCTTGCTGCGGGTTCATTGAAGGCAGATCGAGTTGTAATCCACCGTTCTACGGATGATGTAATGCCGCTTCAGAGGCTCTAGCCAGGGGTCGATGCAGATAATCTCCATGTACCCGTTTGCTAAGATGGTGATTGATGTCGACATGGCGGTTCTCTGGTTACTTGATATCAATCCGAGTGCCGCGCACAAGGCGGCAGCCGGGCACTTCAAAGCCGTCTTTCAGGGCGGCGGCGATCAATTTCTTGTCAGGCATCGGCGCGGGCGGCGCCGGCTCCGTCTTGTAGGTCGACGGGATCAGCGCTTCATCGTCGATCGCCACTGCGGGCGGATTGAGCGCGATCTTGATCTTGAAGAACGGCGTATCGATCTTGTCGCGGCCCGCCAGTTGCAGGCCGTCGAGCAGGTACTTGCGGATGCGCTCGGCGCGGTTTTCCATCGCCTTAGCACGTTCGACCATCGCCTTAGCGTGGTTCTTGATCTGCTCTGCCGTCGCTTCTAGGTTGCGAGCGACGAAAGCCGTATTCATGGCCTTCGTTTCCAGATCGCCGCTGATCGCTTCCAGCGTGTCGGAAAACGTCTGGTCATCCAGTTCCAGGTCTTGCAGCTTCGCCGCGTCTGCGCGGTACTCGCTGGCGATCTCGAAGAGGTTCATGTCGGTTCCTTGTTATCCGTTCACTGCATCGGTTTAGCAATAATAGCGCGAAAAGATCCGACTACTGGATCACTTACGCATAAAATTTCGCTATTGAATGCCCGTCGTCATTGCGGACAGGATCTTGCGCGTGCGCTGCAGTTCGTCCTGTTCGCGAAGATCGAGGACCAGGCGCAGCGTGTCGCGCCGCATGGTCGCTTCGGCGATGTCGTACTCGGCGCTGCGGATCTGCTCGCGGATGATGTCGAGCGGTACAACGGTAACGGGAACGTGTTCAAAGGCTTGCGCGCGAGCTGCTGCGCTGTCGATGTCTGCGACTAAGTTGGTCTTGTTCATGATTGCTCCTGTTGTCCGCGCCACTCGAAACCCTCGTTCATGATGGCCAGCGCGCTAATGTGATGTTTGCAGGATTCGGCGCCTTCCGGCGTCAGTGCGGTGCGGCTCCAGCGTGAGCCCGTCCACCAGGAATACCACTTCACGATCTTTCCGTTCTGTCGTAGCCTTACTTCGTATGCGCCGACGTGGACGGGGGTAATGTGCTTCGGAAACCACTCACTGAACTCTCCCATTGCTTTCCCCTGTGCGCCGCCAGCTAGGCCAGCGGCGCGGTTGTTGTTCGATCAGAACGGAATTCCGTCATCACCAAACTGGTCATTAGCCGGCGGCGGGACATTCAGCGGATTCGATGCGCCCGACTTCTTCAGCGGACGATCGCGCAGGGCGGCAACCAGCAGGGGCAGCTTCGTCGGGCTCGTCTTGCGATCGAGAATCTCGGCTGCCGTCAGTTCGGTGTCAGCCTGGAACACGGCATTTAGCCGCGCGCTCCAGCCGGTGCCGCTGCCGTCGCGCTTCTCGTATTCCTCCATCGCGAGCAGGATGCCGACAGGCTTGTTCAGGAGTTCGGGGAACTGCGTCAGCGTCTTTTGGACGTTGCCGCCGACTTCCTTGTCCCATACCGTCGAGACGACTTGCGCCGGCTTGATGTCCTTGATTCCGAGGCAGGTCATGATCGCCATCAGCGTGCCGTAGTCGCCGAGCTTTTCGCCGTTCGACTTGATCGTGTAGATCGAGAAATTCGACTTCTGTCCTTCGTTCGTCTCGAAGGTGAATGCGATACCGCGCGTTCCGCTCGCCGCGGTGATGTCCTCGGCGCGGGCGAACTTGCCGACGTACTTGCCTTTCTCGTCGATGAAACTGGTGCGTTGCTCGGCCTTGCGTGCTGCTTGCGCGGATTCGTTGTTGAGTGCGTACATGGTGCGTTCCTTTGGTTCGCGAGTTAGGCCGTAGCCGGTTGGGTGATGCCGTAGAAATCGGTGATTGCGGCGTCGACTGCCGCCAGGTCGTTGTCGACGTGATGCTCGGCGAACATGTCGATCGGCGACTTGCAGGTGTCTGAGCCGTTGTTTTGCGTGCTGAAGATGTGCCGGCCATTTATCAGCGCGGCGCGCAGAACGATCGTGAACAGCGATTCGACCGGGCATTTTTCGTCGAGCATCTTGCCGATCGTGCGGGCTCGGATATGCCCGAGTTCGTCGGTCGACACATGGCCGAGGAAGTACACGCGCACGTCGTCAGGCAGGACGGAGGCGGACATCATCACGTCCCATGCGCTTTTGCCGATCTCGCTGAACTTCTGGAATCCGGTTTCAGCGCTGCGGCGCATGAACTCGTTTGTCATCATCAGATTCCAGTCATCGAACACGACGACCTTGCGCTGCGTCTTGCTCATGAGCGTGATGATCTGGTCGGCCTTGTCGGTCACGAAGATGTTGCCGGCCGGGTTTTCCTTCGTGCGGTACGACCAGCCTTT